CTATAACATCATCTAGCCTAGCGTTTAAAACCCAATTAAACGACAAGCTAATAAACTACACTATAGAGGTTGAATATTCAAACAACACAATTAACAACATTAGATAGATGCAGATAATAGAGTTATATATACGAAGTCAACTGCTAAACACAGGGTTTGCAAGTTCAACACTAGCGTTTAAACTTGTTAGTGTTACTGCAAATTTTACAGAAACAATTTCAGTCGGAGACGTAGTTAAAAACTTAACAAATAACACAACTGCAAAAGTTCTGTCTGTTGATTCAAATACACAATTAACCCTTGCTAGTAATATAATGCAAAGCGGAGGGTTATATGAAATTTTTTCTGACTTTGTTAAAATGGATATGTTTAAAGATGAAAGCTTAAGTATTTCAGATAGCATCCAAGACGTTAGAGATATATCTAAAATATTTACAACATTCTCACAACAGTTTAACCTACCAGCTTCAAAGAAAAACAACAAGTTTTTTAAACACTACCAAGATACAGACGTCTTAAATAGTTTTGATGCAAGGTTTAAAGCTGATGCAATAATAAAATTAAACGGTGTTGATTTTAGAAAGGGAACTATAAGACTCAATACAGTAGACCTAAAAGAGAATAAGGCTTATTCTTATAAGGTTGTTTTCTTTGGAGATATAATAGAGTTAAAAGATGTTATGCAAGACGATAATTTAAGCTCTTTACCTTTTCCAGATAGTTTAAATTTTACCTATGACAACGCTACAGTCTTAAGCAAGTTTGAAAGTACTTTAGATTTAGATGTAGCCTTTCCGTTAGTAACTCATAGTAAATATTTTAATATAGCCCCCAACGGAGAATATAGATTTGAAAGCAATAGGCTAATATTTACAGATTTAAAACCAGCTCTTAAAATAAAAAAAATAATAGAAGCTATAGAGCTAAAATACAACCTCACTTTTAGTAATGACTTTTTTAACTCCTTTAATTTTAAAAGGGTTTATATGTTATTACAAAGAGCTTCTGGAGCTGTTAGTAACGCATTAACTAGCGGAGGAATTCTAACTGTTACAAATAGCCTTAACGATTTAACACTTACCTCTTTATTTGATGTTAGACCTTTATCTAGCGATAATCGTTATAGGTTTGTTTACAATATAACACTAACAACAACAGAATCTGTAACAGTTAGAATAACATCGCCTAACGGTCAAGTGTATGCAGAGGATACTTTTAACACCGCTGCAACTCATACAATAGACTTTAACATAACAAACTTTATACCTAGCAATGTGTTTTTTACTGTTGAATCGGAAAACACATTAACAATAGGTAATCAGACTTTAACTCTTACAAGAATACCAGTACCTAATGGTTCTAGTCAAGCGGCTTCATATAGCTTCCCTAGTAACTCAATATTAAACACTTTTATTGTATCTCGTCAAGTGCCACAAATGAAGGTTATAGACTTTTTAACTTCCTTGTTTAAATTGTATAATCTAACAGCATATAAAGAAAACGGTATTATAGTAGTTAGGTCATTACAAGATTACTATAACGCTGGGAATACTTACGACATTACAGAATATGTAGACGTTAATAAATCAAGCGTGGGTAAACTGCTTCAATTTAAAGAAATAGATTTTAAATTTAAAAGTAAAAAATATTTTTTAGTAAAATTTTCGGATGAAATTCAAGACGATGACTTTGGAAATTTAAGCTTTGGAAATGATGAATTTGATGGAGGTGTTTATAAAGTTGAAGTAGGTTTTGAAAAGATGATGTACGAGCGTTTAAGCGATGACGGAGCTTTAACTACAGTTACACAAGGCTCTCTATTAGATAGTAACTTAGAAGCTACTATAGGCGCACCGCTTTTGTTGTATTGTAATAATACAGATCCAAACGATGCTATTGTTTGGGGAGGTACTGGAAACCCAACACCAACAAACTATAAACGACCTTCAAACGCTGGTATTTTTGGCAATAATACTTTGAATTTCGGTGGTGAGATGGACGAAACAACTCTCGTGTTTAATCCAAACTCATTGTTTCAAAATAACTATATAAACTACATTACTAGCATATTTGATAAACAAGCCAGAAAGACAAAAGTAACTGCTTATCTACCTTTAAAGATATTATTGCAATATCAACTAAATGACATATTTATAATAGCAAATAAAAGCTATAGAATAAACACTATAAAAACAAACCTACTAACAAACAAAACTGATTTAGAGCTGTTTAATGTGTTTAATAGTTCAATAGACTTGGCAAATGATATTAATTCAGGCTTACCAAGAATGGCTAATTTTAGTGTAACCTCTAAAACTTCTACTACAATTGACACTAGCTGGACAGCTTCGACTGGAGCTGTTATCTATTGGCTTTATGTTGATGATGTGCTGGCTGATAAAACAAACAATTTAAACTATCAATTTAGGGGGTTAGAAGCAAATACTACTTATAAACTAAGTGGTCAAGTACAATACGCAAGCAATAAAAGTTTATTGACTGATATAATAATAACAACCACGTAATGATAAAATTAATACTAGAGAGTTTAAAATACGCTAATGGAGAGACGGAAGCGATAAGAATAGCACAAGGGAAGCACAAACTACCAAGTACACTAAAGGAAGGATATAAAGCACTTAAACAAGAGATAAGATGGCAATAGAAAAAACAATCGATATTAATGTTAATGCTAAAGATGCTATCAAAGACATTAATCTTTTAAATAGCGTATTAGAAGAACAAGAACAAATCACGATTGAGCTAGTAAGAGAGCAGCAGAAACTTGAGCAACAATTAAGGGACACTCCAAAGAATTCTTTAGCAGCTCAAAAAAAATTAACTACTGAATTAAATCACGTTAAAGATTCTATAAAAGACCAAAACCTATCTGTTAAAGAATTAAAGGTACAACAGAAGTCTTTAGGAAGTTCTTCTAAGGATTTAACAAGTGACCTTGTATCTAATGGTGGTGCAATGGGAATTTTAAACAACCTAACTGGTGGTTTAGCCCAACAATTTAAAGATTCTTACGAAGCTATTTCTTTATCTTCTAAGGGTCTTAGTGGTTTTAAAAAGGCTATGATTGCTACAGGTATAGGTGCATTTGTTATTTTAGTAGGTGCATTAGTAGCTAATTGGGACAAAGTAAAAGATGCTTTAAGCGGTGCTTCAGAAGAATCTAAGGCTTATAAAGAATCTCAAGATGATATTGTTTCAGCAGTATCTAAAGTGCAAAAATCCATTACACAAATGGATAATGTTTTTGAACAAGCTAAAAAAGGCACAATTTCAAAAGATGAAGCACTAAAGCAATACAATGAAAGTTTAGGGGAATCAGTAGGTTTTGCGACAAGTCTTTCACAAGCTGAAGGATTGCTTGTTTCTAATTCTTCAATAGTTATAGAGTCAACAAAGTTAAAAGCCCAAGCGGAAGTATTATATGCTAAAGCTGCTGAAGCAAGAGCGAAAGTTATAGCTGGGGATGAATCCTTAGACCCTAATTTTTGGCAGAAGATTAAAGTAAGTATTGCGAGTGTTGGTGGTCTTACTTCACAAGCTATTGCTACAAACGTACAATATGCTAAAAACGTAAACGAGAGCCTTAATACTGCTAAAAAACTAGAGAGTAGTGCTGCAGATATACAGACAAAAATATCAAAACTTCAAGAAGGATTAAAAAAGGGAAGTATAAATCCTAAAAAAATTAGAAGCACAAATAAAGAAATAAAAAACCTTGAAGACGAAAAGGCAAAACAAGATGAAGAAAGAATTAAAAAACTTGATGATTTAAAAAGTAGAATCAGAGATGAGAGTGCTAATAAAGAAGATGAAGCTAGAGCATTACAACTAACAAAAATAAGAGAACATAATCTAACGTTATTACAAGAGGCAAAAGATGCAGGTTTAAAATCACAAGAGCTTGAAGATTCGCTAGATGAAAAGCTAGTAGCTAAACAAGCTGAGTTTGATGCAATAGATAAAGAAAGAAGGGATAAAAAGAAAGCAGCAGAAGATGCATCGGCAGCGGCAGATAAGGAAAAAAAAGACAAAGCAGATGCTGATGAAAAGGAAAGATTAAAAATACAAAAAGAATTTGAAGAAGAACAGTATAGGGCTGGGTTTGATAATTTACAAAACATTTTAAGTTTAGGTGGAAAGAAAATGGAAAAGGTTGGCAAAGCCTTAGCTATTGCGGATGTTGTTAGAACTGCTAGTAAGTCTGTTTCTGAAACTGTTTCAAGTACCGCGGCTGCAAATGCAAAAGCTGTTTCTGCTAGTCCTTTGTCTGCTGGTATGCCCTTTGTGGCTATAAATACAGCAAAAGCTGCTTTATCTATTGGTTCAACGATTGCAAGTGCTTCAAAAAGTATTAATTCTATTAAAGGAAATGCAAAATCTCTAAGTAGCTCAGCTCCATCAGGTGGTGGTGGTGGTGGCGGTGGTGCTTCTGCCCCCCCAGCTTTTAATATTGTCGGTGCAAGTGACACCAATCAACTAGCCGATGCAATCGGAGGACAGTCTCAGCAGCCAGTACAGGCTTTCGTTGTAGCTAATGATGTAACAACAGCACAAAGCTTACAGAATAACATTGTTGAAGGCGCTACAATAGGGTAAAATGCAAAATAAATAACAAACATTTATATATAATTATGAGGATAGTTGAATTAATTATTGACGAAGAAAGCGAAGTCGCTGTAGAAGCGATTTCAATAGTAGAATCTGGTGCGATTGAAGAGGATTTTGTAGCCTTAAAAAGCCAAGAAGTTAAACTAGCTGAAGTAGACAAAGAACGAAGAATACTTATGGGTGCTTTATTAGTGCCTAATAAGCCTATTTACCGTAAGAATGGAGAAGATGAGTACTATATATATTTCTCAAAAGATACTGTCTTAAAAGCCTCACAGATGTATTTAATGCAAGGCAATCAAAATAACGCTACAATGGAGCATCAGTACGAAATAAACGGGCTAAGCTTAGTAGAATCTTGGATAGTGGAAGATAAAGTCCACGATAAGAGTGTTAAATACGGAATGGATTTAGCATTAGGTTCTTGGGTTGGTAGCGTTAAGGTTAACAACGATAAAATTTGGAACGAATTTGTGAAAACGGGTGTAGTAAAATCGTTCAGTATAGAAGGATATTTCGCAGATCGCATGGAAAGACCTAAGGAAGAAATTAAAGAAGATTTATCTAAAGAAGATTTACAAGTTCAGCAAATTATAGACATTATAAAAGAACACGATGCCAAACAGCAATAAAAACGAAACACCTAGCCGTACAAGCCCCAAAGGAGGCGCACGTACTGGCTGTCTATGTAAAGATGATACTTACAGTCCAAAGTGCTGTAACGGAAGCCTTAGAGCGCAAGGAATTGGTAAGACTAGCGAATGAAAATGCAAAATAAATTAAACTAAATTATATATTAATATGAAATCAAACAAAGTGATTGAAAAAATCAAAGATGTTTTAAATCTTAACGAAGAAGTTAAGCTAGAACAAACCAAGCTAGAAAACGGCACTATTATAGAAGCCGATTCTTTTGAAGAAGGTAAAGAAGTGTTTATCGTTACTGATGACGAAAAGGTAGCTATGCCAGTAGGAGAATATATCCTCGAAGATACTAGACTTTTAGTAGTTGAAGAGGAAGGTGTTATAGCTGATGTTCGTGAAGTATCTGATGAAGTACCTTCTAAGGAAACAGAAGAAGGGGAAGAAGTAGAAGAAGAACTAAAAGAAGAAGAGGACTATGCTGACGAAGCTGATGTAGCTGACTGGCAAGGAATGGAAAAAAGAATTAAAAACCTTGAGGATGCTATAGCTGATATTAAATCTGAAGAAGGTTTAAAAGAAGAATTATCTGCTATTGAAAAGGGGAATAATTTAACTGTTGAATTATCCCAAGAGATTCCAGTAGAAGTGCAAGCTGAATTAAACCAGCCAAGTGCTGATCCTATTGTTTCAAATCCAGAAACAAAACAAACATTATCTAAATTCAAAATTGGTGCAAATAGAAGAGCCAATACAATGGATAGAGTACTACAAAATTTTAATAAATAATAACTAAAAATAAATAAAAATGAGTTTAGCAATTACTAGCAGTTATGTCGGAAGTTTTTCAGGTCGTTATATCGCGGCCGCGTTACTTTCAGGAGACACTTTAGCAAATGAAGAAATCACAATTATGCCTAATGTAAGGTTTAAGTCTGTGATTCAAAAAGCATCATCAAACAATATCGTTAGAGATGCATCTTGTGACTTTCAAACAGGACAAGGAACATTAACATTAACAGAGCAAATTCTTGAGCCAAAAGAGTTTCAAGTAAATTTAGATTTATGTAAAAAAGATCTTTTTTCAACGTGGCAGGGTGCTGAAATGGGTTACTCGCAATATGCAGACCTACCAGCTTCTTTCTCTGATTTCGTTTTAGCACACGTAGCTGCTAAAGTATCTGATTTCACAGAAACACAAATCTGGTCAGGAGCTGGAGGTGCTGGATCATTTTCTGGATTCGAAACTTTATTAGCTGCTGATGCTGCTTTACCAGCCGCTCAAGAAATCGCTGCTGTTGCTGGCGGTGTAAACGCTGCAAACGTAATCGATGAAATGGGTAAAGTAGTTGATCAAATTCCTACTACCGTTTACGGGAAAGAAGATTTAAGATTATATGTATCTTCTAATGTTGGACGTGCTTACACAAGAGCTTTAGGAGGTTTTGCTGCTAATGGACTAGGTGGAGCTGGTTACGAAGATAGAGGAACAAACCAAGTATTAGGAGGTTTATTCTTTGACGGTGTGCAAGTTGTAGTATCTAAAGGGATGGCTGACAACACAATGATTGCTGCTGAAAAGTCTAACTTGTTCTTTGGAACTGGCTTATTAAATGAGTCTCAAGAAGTACGCACAATAGACATGCAAGAAGTTGACGGGTCAATGAATGTTCGCGTTATTCTTCGATACACTGCTGGTGTTCAGTATGGAGAAGTAACTGACATCGTTCTTTACGCTTAATAACAAATTAATAATCATTAGAAAGGGGTGGGATATACCTATCCCTTTTTTATTTAAAATATATAAAAATTATGGCAAATTGTTTAATTACAAGCGGACGTAAAATTCCATGTAAGTCAGCGGTTGGAGGTATTAAAAATATTTTCTTTGCGGATTACGGAACTTTAGGCGCAGCTACAATAGTAGCTGGAGAAATTACAGCATTCGCTGGAACACCTGTGTGGTTTCAGTTCGATATTAAAAATACCGCGACGACAATGGAGACAAATATTTCCTCGAGTCGCGATAATGGAACGACATTTTATGATACAGTGCTATCAATGACTTTAACGTTTCAAGACGTAAAAACACAAGAAGAACTTAAGTTATTAGCTGTAGCACGTCCTCATATTGCTGTTGAGGATTTCAACGGAAATTATTGGGTTGTAGGTTTAGTCAACGGTGGAGATTTAACTGGTGGAAGTATTACTTCAGGCGGTACTATGGATTCATTAACTGGATATAGTGGGTTGACATTTAGTGCTCAAGAAGTAGCACCCCCTTTCTTTGTGACTGGTTCTGTTATAACAGCTGATGTTTCAGCTCAACAAATTGAACCAAACGCTTAAAAGTTTGTTTTTTTGATTGATTAAAATGGGGTTATCTTAACGGATAGCCCTTTTTTTATTTACATATCGTGCAAATTTTTTTGCTTTTGGTTATATATTAATATGCAACTAATACAAACTAACGGAAATAAGACTTTTAATATAATACCTAGAGTTTTTAGTGTGGGGGTTTTGACTGTTAAAATAACAAGCGAAAGCACAAACACGCCTATAATCGTAAACAGCACCGCATCAATAAACGGAAACTATCTCCAATTTGCTTCAATATTTGGAACTTTAGTAGAAGGACAGTTTTACATTTTAGAAGTAAGTAATAGCTCTGAAATAATTTACAAAGATAAAATGTTTTGTACTGATCAGACTATTAACCAAACAGCAAACGACTATTACAGCATTAATAAAAATCAATTTGTAAGCGAAGATAGTGCTAGCAATGAATACATAATTATATGAACGACTTAACAGTAGTAAATTTAAGCAATTACGCATCCCCTGAGATTGTAGAAAGCTCAAATAAGGAATGGGTTTCTTTTGGCTCTAGTAACGATTATTTTTCTTACTTAATTCAAAGGTACGAAGGAAGTCCAACTAACAACGCGATAATAAATTCAATCAGTTTGATGATTTACGGTCGTGGATTGGATGCTACAAACTCAAATAAAAAGCCAGAACAATACGCTCAAATGATTTCTTTGCTCAAGAAAGACATGGTTAAAAATTTATCACACGATTTGAAGCTCATGGGTCAGTGTGCTATGCAAGTAATCTATTCTAAGGATAGAAAAACAATCGCAAGAGTTGACCATATAGCAGTTGAAAACTTGAGAGCTGAGAAGTGTAACGATAAAGGAGAAATAGAAGCATACTACTATTCGGATAATTGGTCTAAAGTTAAAAACGTCAGTAATACTGTAAGAATACCAGCTTTCGGCTTTAGTAAAGAAAATATAGAAATTGTATATGTAAAGCCTTATAGAGCTGGTTATAAGTACTATTCAAGCGTTGACTATGCTGGTTGTTTAGAATGGGCAGAGACAGAACAACTCGTATCGAATTTTCATCTTAACAATACGATGAACTCGTTTAGCCCTAACACGTTAATACAGTTTAACAATGGAACGCCAACAGCCGAAGAAAGGCAAATGTTAGAAAATAGAATAACTGAAAAATTTACTGGCACTTCTGGAGCTAAGTTTGTACTTAGTTTTAATGATAACCCAGAGGCTGCTGCAACTGTAGATACATTGGCGATTAGTGATGCACACAATACTTATAATTTTGTAAGCGAGGAAGCTACTAGAAAAATAATGGTAGGTCATAGAGTTACGTCTCCTATGCTTATGGGAATTGGAACTCAAGGCACTTCTTTAGGCTCAAATGCTGATGAATTAAAGACAGCTTCTTTATTATTTGAAAATACCGTTATACAGCCCTTTCAGACGCTTTTAACAGATGCCTTTGACACTATACTAGCTTACAACCAAATATCCCTTAAACTATACTTTAAAACGCTTCAACCGCTAGAGTTTAAAGACCTAGAGAACGTTATGGACTCCGAAACAATGGAAGAAGAAACTGGGGTTAAATTAAGCCAAGAATTAAGAGAGATAGACGGGAAGCAAGCCTATGAGACAATAGAGCAAGCAGAGGCAAAAGCACTAGAGCAAGGCTGTGAGGGTTATCACGAACACGTAGAAGATGGCACTACTTGGTATATGCCTTGTAAATCACATAATGAAGCAACATTATCAGAAGATGAAACTAGCGAAGTTTTAGGCTCTTTAGCAGACTCAGGCGTTGTGATGTCTAACGACTATGTTTATGTAGATGAAATTGATGCTGATGACAATTTAAGTAATGAAGACTGGGCTGGATATTTAATTAAAGAAACTAAAAGCACATTATCAAAAGTAAAGGGTTTACTAGGTTTAAAAGATGAAATTACTTCTAAGAAAAACGGGAGTTCTTTTAGCTATTTAGATTCTAAAAATGGATTATATAAAGTCCGTTATACTTATGCGGTAGGCTCAATAAAGCCTAGTAAGACACAAAGAGCATTTTGTAGAAATATGATGAACATGGCAAGGGCTGGTATTGTTTGGACTATTGAAGATATCGACAGAGCATCTCGCGAGGGCGTAAATAGAGAGTTTGGGCATAATGGTCAACCTTTTTCGCTTTTCAAATTTAAGGGCGGGATTTACTGCCGCCATAAATTCAAAAAAGTGCTTTATAGATTAGAAAGCAATACAGAGCCTTCAGAGAATTTAGGAAACTATAAAAAGACTAGAACGATACCAAAGAGTTATATAAAAAACCCAGTAGGATCAAAACAAGCTGGAATAGCGCCAGAAAATATGCCTAACAGAGGCGCATACCCAAATTAATTAAGATATGGCTACAGCATTATTCATAACACAACAGGACTTAGTAAGAAATTCTATCATTGACGGAAATACTGATTATGACAAAATAATACAGTTTGTTAAAATCGCTCAAATCATTGACATTCAGAATTTATTAGGAACGGATTTGTATAACAAAATCAGCGAAGATATAATTTCAGGAGCTGCTGGCGGTGCTGGTTTAACTGGTAATTATTTAACGCTAGTAAATGAATTTGTCCAGCCCACCTTAATATGGTTCGCACAGATGAACTACATCCCATTCTCGGCTTATAGCATTACTAATAAAGGAATTTTAAAAGGATCAAGCGAAACAGCTCAGAACGTAGATAAAAACGAAGTTGATTACTTAGTTTCTAAAGCTAGAGAATACGCAAATTATTACTCTACTAGATTAGTAGATTATTTATGTTTTAATAGTTCTTTGTTTCCTGAATTTACTAGCAATTCTAACAACGACATAAGTCCAGATTCAGATACTACGTTTAACGGATGGGTACTGTGATAAAGTACAAAGTAAAAAAAGTAAACGTAAAACGTTTAAAGAGCTATATAAAGCTAAAAGAGAAAGAAAAAAAAACTGATATAAAAAATAAAGATGGCAAACGAAATGTATGGCAGCTCTTGGTGGGGTGAAGGAGTTATAACAAACACAATAAACTGGGGAGAGGTTTACTATCCTTATGCTTTAATTAGTGAATTACATAGACGCGCGCCTTATTACGAGAATTTTGAAGGCACAGATAAAATATTAACCGATATAGAAAACTGTTTATAATGAGTTTATTAAGAAAAGCTAGTATCGTAACGACTCCGACAGCGTACGAAAATGGTAAAATATTAAGCGTTAAACCTTCAATAGTTTTAGGTGCAGAGCTTGTGACAAATGGCTCTTTTGATACTGATGTTAATGGCTGGAATACAGATTCGGGTGCTACGTTAACTTGGCAGTCCG